AAATGAAGTCAACGAAAAACTTCTCCGTCATCTCTTCCTGAATACAATTCGTATCTATAGAAACATGTTCAAAGATGACTATGGTGAAGTCATTCTTTGTCTTGAATCCTCCAATTGCTGGCGTAAGCAGTTCTTTCCAAACTACAAGGCAGCGAGGAAACTCAAGAAAGACGACTCCCATGATTGGAAGACAGTTTTTGATTGCTTCGAGAAGTACCTGACTGAGATCAGTACAACTTTTCCTTGGATGCAAGTTAGAGTTCCAGAAACAGAAGCAGACGATATCATCGCAGTTGTCTGTCAGAAGTTTCATTGTGATGAGAAGATTATGATCATCTCGAATGACAAAGACTTTATGCAACTTCAAAGATATCCTGCAATTTCTCAGTTTAGTCCTATCAAGAAAGAACTTCTTGTTTGTAGTCAACCGAAGAACTTTCTTCTCGAACATATTTTGAAGGGTGATACTTCTGATGGTATCCCCAACATCCTATCAGAAGATGATGTGTTTATCGACGAAACCAAGAGGCAGAAACCACTTGGCAAAAAGAAGATGCAGGAGTTTATTTCCAAAGGTCACTTTGCCCAACTAGAAAACTGGGATAGGAACCAAACTTTGGTTGACTTCTCTTGTATTCCTGCTACTATTCGTGAAGAGGTTGTACGCTCTTTCAGAAATGAAAAGAATTACCGTGACAACCAAAGACAAGAGATGTCCAACACACCGGGTAGGAGTTTGTATACGAATGTTTCTCGATATTTTGCAGAGAACAACCTATCAGAACTTGTAGACAGAATTGGAGATTTTATCTAATGTCTGATAAGAAAAAGAAGAGGCGTAACGATAGTCGTGAATACTACGAATATGATTTTCATGACTACAGACGAGCGATGAGAAAGTCTGAAAGAAGGAATCAACGACACGAATCTCATCGTCACCTTCGAGATGTTCAGCAGGGTTATGTTGACCCTGAAGATTATGAGGATAATTATGACAACGACTGATGTGAATAACAACATGAACCTTTCAAGAGAATCAATCGACATTCTCAAGAATTTCAGTTCGATCAACTCGAACCTACACATTGTTCCCGGTGAGGAACAGATTACAGTTTCACCTATGAAGAATATCATGGTGGAAGCAAAGTTTCCTGAAGACTTCCCACAAGAATTTGCAATCTGGGATCTCAGTAAGTTTCTAGGAACATTGTCTCTGTTTGATGCACCAAACCTAATTTTCAGCAAGAATCATGTTACAATTTCTAGTGGTTCTACTAAGGTTGTTTATCACTTTGCAGAACCCAAGTTGGTGTCTGGGTGTAGACCAACCAAAGAATTTGTGATGCCAGAGACGGTGATTCACTTTGAGATGTCTCACAAGGAGTTTGTTGAACTTCAGCGTGCTGCTTCTGTTCTTCGTCTCCCCGATTTGTGTATTGAGGATTCTGGTTCAGAGATTCAGGTTGTTGCTCTTGACAAGAGTGATCCTACATCAAATACCTATTCAATTACCGTTGGTGAAAACACAGGTAGTGCTTCGTTTAGAATGTTCCTCAAGAGTGAGTATCTAAAACTACTACCGGGTGACTATTCGATTGCTATCTCTGACAAGAGTGTTTCTCGGTTTGTCCACAAGGACTTTGATGTAACCTACTACATCGCACTTGATTCGGATTCTGTATACAATGGTTGAAAATGAATTTCTTTGGGTTGAGAAGTATCGACCACAAACAATCGAAGATTGTATTCTTCCCAGTGAAATCAAGAAAACATTTCGATCCATCGTAGATAGTGGGGAGATGCAAAATCTCCTGCTATCAGGTGGTCCGGGGTGTGGTAAGACTACAGTTGCAAAGGCACTCGCCAACGAACTCGGTTGTGACGTTATGCTCATCAACTGTTCAGAGAGTGGAAATATTGACACACTCCGAACAAAGATTCGAGATTTTGCATCCACAGTTTCTTTGTCTGACAACAAAAAGGTTGTGATTCTAGACGAGTTTGATTATTCGAACCCTCAGTCTATGCAACCTGCACTTCGAGGATTTATGGAGGAGTTCTCGAAGAACTGTCGTTTTGTTCTCACATGTAATTACAAGAATCGAATCATTGAACCCCTACATTCTAGATGCACGGTTGTTGAATTCAAAATTCCAGTCAAAGAAAAACCACCACTTGCTCTCAAGATCCTTGGTCGAGTCCAAGACATTCTAAACAAAGAAGGCGTTAAGTTTGATCAAGAAGTTCTTGTCAAACTTATCATGAAGCACTTCCCAGATATTCGTAGGATTCTGAACGAACTCCAACGATATTCTGTTGGTGGTGTTATTGATGTTGGTATTCTTAGTGAGTCTGGTGAAGTCGGTATCACGACATTGATGTCGCACCTCAAGGAGAAGGACTTCACCAGTGTTCGTAAGTGGGTTGCAGAGAACATCCACAACGATCAGACCATCATCTTTCGAAAGATTTATGACTCGATGTATGATCGCATGACACCACAGTCCATTCCGGGTGCTGTTCTTGTTCTTGCGGACTACCAATACAAGGCAGCGTTTGTTGCTGATCCAGAGATCAACCTGACTGCTTGTCTTACGACATTGATGATGGAGTGTGATTTCAAGTGAATCTCTCAGAAGTCCTAAACTCTATTAATTATAACAAAGATGATGTGTTTGAGTCTTTGCCCGATGTCACAAGCAAGGAATACGTTCCTTTTATTGTAAACAAAGCATTGTCTTATTTCCCTGATACTATTCTTCAAGCAAACAATATGAACATGCGTCCGGGACTAGATGCCCGAATGCAGTATCATTATCTGAAGAGTTCAGTGAGAAAGAAAAAGAGGTTCTCCAAGTGGAATCGTAAAACAGACTCCCCCGCTATTGAAGCAATCAAGAAACACTACAACTACTCTGACAATAAGGCAGAAGAGGTTCTTCTGATACTGACAGACGAACAAGTGGAAAATATTGTAAAACTACATACTCATGACGCTTAGTGTCGTACATGAGGTGTAAAATGAATGATGAAGATTTGATCGACGATCTTGTCGAGATTTTATTAGAAAAAGAAGATGACTTTTTGAAGGTCAAAGAAACCCTCACTAGAATTGGGGTTTCTTCTCATAAAGAGAAAAAACTGTATCAGTCCTGTCATATTCTCCACAAGCGAGGAAAGTATTACATTGTTCACTTCAAGGAACTATTCTTACTTGATGGTTTAGAATCTGATTTTGACGATGAGGATTTGGCGAGAAGAAATAAGATTGTCAGTCTTTTAGTAGAGTGGGGTCTTGTAACTGTTGTGAAACCTGATACAATCAAAGAACCAATAATCCCAATCAACAAACTGAAAATCATCAAGCATGGTGAGAAAGCAGAATGGGAACTTTGTCCAAAGTATCATATTGGAAGGATTAGATAATGAAAATCAATATTCGTGATGTGAATGTGAAGTGGATAAATCTAGACAAAGACGAAGAAAAAAACAAACAAATGGAAGAGATTGTGCAGCGACTTGGGTTTCGTAACGCGAGTCGGTTTTCTGCTGTTAGTGGTATTGAACCACATGAGGGCGTGAGACATGGTGAAGAACACTACAGGAACTGTGCAGAGTCTCACTTCACCATTCTTCAAGATGCAATAGACAATGATTCTTTCCCTCTTCTGATTCTTGAAGATGATGTCGATGTAGAAGAAGCAATACCTCATGTAATTGATTCACTGAACGAAGAACTCAATTTACCAGATGACACTGATGCTTTGTACCTCGGAACTTCACACGGGGATCATAGGTATGTTGCGACAGACATGAAAAATGGTTGGTTGAAATTGAAAGGTGTGTTTGCAACTCATGCGATTCTGTATTTGAATCCTAAACTAGCAAAAGACGTAATCGAACATGGTGAGACATGGATTTATGAGAAGTGTCTACCATTTGATCTTTGTCTTGCATACAAACTCCAGAACGAATATAATGTATATTCACCGCAACACCCTTGGTTCTATCAGAGTGACGCCAAGAATGAAGTGAATAAGTGGGAAATTCTAACAAGAACACCACTTAGAACAACAAAGAAGTTTTCGGTATTTTCGATATGATTGGATTCAATGCTTTGGGCAACTACGGACATTTGGGAAACCAAATGTTCCAATATGCAACAACGCTATCTGTAGCAAAACGATTAGGCACAGATGCCTGCTGTCCTCTATATGGACAATCTAATTGTCGTTCGCGTATAGCAGATTGCTTCAAACTGGGTGGAGTTCAAGATGACTATCTGAAAAGTGGGTATGTTTATAAAGAACCCAGTTTCACTTTCAACGAAAATATCTTTGAACTTGACCCAAATCAAAATTGGAATCTTCATGGTTACTTTCAATCAGAGAAGTATTTCAAAGATATACGAGATCATCTTCTAGAGGAATTCACATTCCATGATGAGATCATGGAAGCATCGTTGGATCGTATTCAACCAGTTTCCTCCTTACACAAAACATCTTTGCATGTCAGAAGAACAGATTATCTCAACCATCCAGACACACACACGACTCTTTCTCAAGAATACTGGGAAAAAGCATTTGATATTCTGAAACCTGAATGTATAATAGTGTTCTCTGATGATATTGACTGGTGTAGAGAAGTTTTCATTGGAGATCAGTATGTGTT